GCCCGCCTTCCAAGGCGGGATGAATCCTCTCACTTATCTCTAAGTGAAAGGTCCCTTCTTTGTCATTCAACTTATTACCTATTGGAAAACGTTGAGGCACAGCCCCACCAATCCTAATATGACACTAAAACATAAACCGTTTCATTCAAGATACACTGTCCGTAAGGACAAAGTGTGCCTCGATTTAATGGCTTTTAGTCTTAGAGTCATAAGTTGATTACTTGATAGACATAGTCTATCAACTAGTCAGTTGTTTAGAATCGTTAGGGCCATTTCCCAAGATTTTCTTAAGATCGGGAAAGATCGAGGGGTTATAGGCTTCATAGAACATGTGAAGTCTGTAAGACTCTCGTATTATCTTTATCTTTCGGGAGAACACTTAACTAAGAAAGTACCCGGGGTACTGACGACCCGTGAAGGGTTTCCTATTATCCTAAAGCCCTGGATTGATTTCAGTAAAGAGTTGCACATTTCCGACCCAGTCTTTGTTACTGGACTCCGACTTGTGAACACACTCCTGTCATCAACTAGAGCCTTATCCAAAGGAAAGAAACCAGACCTCGACTCTATAATGACCCCACCAATAGTGGTAACTCATTATGAAGGGAAGGCTGATTTTGACTTTTGGAGGATTTTAGGTTTAAGACCTTCCACGGAACCGAGAGTCCCTAAGGTGCTGAATTTTAGAAATTTTCACTTTTCTTCTAAATCCGGACCGAACGGTCCAGCTTTGGGTTCCAGCATTGCCGATTTGAATCTAATTAGCCTAAATAAGCGATTATTAGATTCTATTTGCATAGTTGGAGGTCCAAAACTGGAACATCGGATCCGGGGATTAGTAGACCAGTTGGAATTTGTTACTTCAGGTCACCCTAGATTTCCTCAGCATCGTCTTCGGAAACTTTCCGTTGTACCCGACAAGGAACTGAAATTAAGAATAGTGGCGGTTCTTGACTATTGAAGTCAGACCGCTCTGTTTTCTTTTCATTCTTACCTTTATAGAGTCCTCAGGAAAATTCCTCAAGATTGTACCCATAACCAGGGATCGGTGGTGGATAAAATTAAAGGTTGGACGTATTTCGCCAGTATCGACTTAACAGCCGCTACTGATCGATTTCCGATCCAATTTATAAAGTTTGTCCTATCACCTATCCTACCGAAACCTTGACTCGATGCTTGGGAGTACGTTATGGTTGGCCTTCCATTCGAATTCCGACGAGGTAAGGAGCCCTTACAGGTTGCTTACTCCGTTGGAACTCCTATGGGAGCCTACACGTCGTGAGCGACTTTTGCAGTCGCCCACCACTACATAATGTATTCTTGTTGCAAAGAACTTGGAATCGATTGAAGAACCTCTAAATATGTTATGCTCGGGGATGATGTCCTTTTAGGGGACATTGCCCTCGCTCATAAATATAAGGAGGCTATTCTGGCTCTTGGTGTTACCTTCTCACCTACAAAAACATTCGAATCAGAGCTCTTTGCAGAGTTCGCGAAACGTTTATTCTATAAGGGTGTTGAAGTGACTCCTTTTCCGATCTCCGCTGTAATTGGCGAGAAGAAGTTCTATGAACTTCTTCCTGTCTTTTATAACGAAATAGGCAAAGGTTGGAACTTCTCAGAAGGGGTGCACGAGGCTATCAAATCATATTACAGCTTTGTGAAAGGTTTCAATGCAAAATATTGCAAAGAAATCGGCCTCAAGGCTGCAGTCGCCGAAAAGCTCATGTTATACATGAGAGGAGCCTCAACAGCTATAGACTGTATAAAATCTGTCTATAGGTGAAAAGGGCAACCAGACGTGAAGGTAGTCAAGGAAAGCATCTGTAGAGATGTTATCCAAGCTTGTCTTCTCGACCTTTTCGTCGCCTCAGATCCTGCATCAAACAAAACCGGACCCAGAGCTAAGGAGCCTTTAGGCCAATTAGCCGAGAATATGGTAATGTTCTATACAGGTTCTGAGGATGAGATGATAGTGATCTGGGCGTGTGAACACATCTCGTCTATACCTATCCTTAACGTTTATGGACAGATTACCGAGATGTACATCAAACTGAAGAAAGCAGCCCAAGGGTCTATTAAGGATCTAGAGGTTTGACCTCTACTCTTAAAGACTGTGGGAATACCTCTTTCAGACTTGGCTTTTGTCGAGAGACAGAAGTCAAGGCTGGCAAGAGGGTCTTCTTCAATTGCTGCAAAGCTTTTAGCTAAGTACGAACCGGTTGAGCTTACGGATCGGATCCTCCAGCATGCTCTTAAACCTCAAGGTAACTCGATTTTCGCACAATTTGCTCGTGCGGCTATCAAAGTACCCCTGGTAAGAGATATCATTCCGGAGAAACCTAAACCTAAAACTTAACGGAACGTCTTTGGCCTTGGCTCTGATTGTTCAAACAACCGAGGATCACCCTGTTTAGACAAACAATAAATCTAAACCGGACCCTTTCCTAAAATGATATGGTTAACCATTTCAGGGGTGGAGAGGGATACTTC